GGGCAGAGTGATGCGGGTTCGGTTGGTGACGGCCTCGTAGGACCGGACCACCTGGGCTTCCGTTACGCGGGCGTCCAGACAGGTGAGGAGGGAGCTGGAGCCGGGGTCCCGAAGGTCCGGGGCAATATCGGCCATAACCACTGCCGCCTGCGACCCCTTGCACACCAGTGCGTAGAGCCGGGTGTTCTGGAACCAGAGGCCGCCGAGGGTGTAGCCCTGCGGGAGGTTCCAGGTGAGGAAGGCGTTCTGGACCCGCTGCTTGTCCCGGTAGCGGAAGAGGTGGGGGAAGAGCTGGGTGTCCCCACTCTTGCCGTAGACGATGGTGTAGGCCACCGGGCAGTTGCCCACGCGGTCCACCCCAGCGGGCACGTAGCGGGGGATGCTCTCCGAGAGGTCATCCGCAGCGGTCGTCCCGTAGATCTTGTCGGTGGTAAGCTCGTAGATGGTCGAGTAGTCGTCCCCGTGGGGAGCCACGAAGTAGACCTTGCCGTTCGATGCCTGAGGGCGGGCCTGCTTGGCGAACTCGTAGGTGGTGAGTACGTCCACCTGCCCGGTCTTGGAGGTCAACGGCCCTGAGGCGGTGATGGCGAGCTGGACGATATCCGCGAACACCACGAGGCGCGTGTCCAGGGGGATGGCGTAGCGCTGGGTGGAGCGGGTCGGGTACGGGTTGATGAGCGAGATGGGGTCCGCGTCAACCTGCGTGGAGAGCGTCCGGGGGTACAGGCGGAAGAGGTCATCCGAGGCGGACAGGGTGGTCCCCTCCCCCGAGATGATCGTCAAGCGGCCCTTGTGGAAGCTCAGGTCCGAGAGGGGCTGCCCCACGAAGTCAGGGTCCGGGGCAAGGTTCTCGTCTCCCGTCCCCCGGCTCTTCCAGGGGAGCACGTCGAGATGCCAGCCTCCAGAGTAGTAGAGGCCCACGGGCATGGTGGCCGGGTCCAGTCCGAGTTGCGCACCCGGGGCAAGAACCTCCTGCCAAATCCCCGTCCCCGGCCCCGCCGTCTGCTGAAACTGGACGAAGAAGTCGTCATCCGCCTCGGCCGACTGCTGGGCAATCTTGACGGTGAACCCTACCGGAGCCTTGACGGGGAGGTCCGAGAAGCGCTGCACTGCGGTCTTGATGGCGGTGAGGGCTTGGCCCCCCTGCCCGTCCGTCACGGCTACCGTGAAGTCTGCGCCCGTGGCGCGGACCAAGGAGATGACCCCACCTACGCGCGTGACGGTGAAGCCCTGAGAGCTGAGCGCGGCGAGGTTGCCCGAGATGCTCGCCCCGTTGATGGTCGTGTAGGAGCCCGTGACGAGACCATTGGCAATAGTGTCCGCGTCCACCCAAGCCGTGTTCGAGGAGGCCGAACCGTCCGGGGTAGTCAGGGTCACGGTTACGGGGGTGCCCCCGGCCGGGGTAACGGTTGCCGTGTAGGTGCGGCCATACGAGGACAGGCGAACCCACAGCATCGCCTCAGGGGGCCGGAGGGGGTTGACCTGGGGAACGCCTGCGGTGCGGAGAATGTCCACGGTGACCTTGCGGTTCACGATGAAGGTGTAGTCCTCCACGGTGAGTACGGAGAGGTCCTCGGTGGGATCGGGGGAGCCGTAGTTGAGGTAAGCCTGAGCGCCCGACTGGATGGTGACCCCTGAGGGGGCCAACCCGCCCCCGGAATACGCCTCGGGGAAGCCCACCATGGGGTAGACGCGGGGGACCACAACGCCAGCTTCGGTCGTTACGGTGAGGATGTTGGGGACGCCTGCGGGAGTGAGGACGTGCTCAAACAGGCCATTGGTGTGGCCGGGGTGATTGGCCAACACAGCCTGAAGCATCCATGGGGGCCGCTTGGTCTGGCCTTGGGGGATGGCCGTCATGCAATCTTCGAGGCGCTCGGCTTGCTCGGGCTGGCGCGCTAGGGGGGGAGCTTGGGAGACGCCTCCGTAGGGCGCGGGGACGTAGGCTGAGACCTGCATTAGTTGGGCCTCCGGCGAATACGACCGTTGATGCGGTAGTTGACCGAGGCGTTCCCGGAGATGCAGTTGGACTCGTCCGCCTCATCTTCCTTGTGGCCACACTCGGCTCGGGCCTGGGCGACAACCTCATCAAGGATAGCCCCCACCCCGGCGCTCGTCTGCACCCGGCCCTGGTACTGTTGGGCTGCCCAGATGGTGATGTAGCGGCGGACTACCTCGGGCAGCTCCTCCCAGTCGAGCCGGAGGACCATATCCACGTAGACCGTGGTGGTGAACGAGTAGGTCTGCTGGGTCTGGTTGTAGAGCTTCCGCCCCCGCTCCACGATCCTGTCAGTTGCACCCTGGGGGTAAGCCCGGACCATGCTGAGGCAGTTGGTGGGGAGCGGGATGAAACCCTCTGCGGTGGGCGGGAGTGGGACGTTGTATTCGCGGTTCCATGGCCACCCCCGAGTCTGCACCATGCGGTCAAACTCATCGAGGCACTGGGAGGCTGAGGCCACGTCCACGGCTTCAGCGGTGTCCACCGAGTTGACCGGGGCCTCTCCGATTGCCTGAAGGAGCACGTTGATGGCGTCCAGGCGATTGGACATAGAGGGGGGTAGCGTGAGAGTGCTCACGGTGGGGTCTCCTCGGGGAGGATGGAAAGGGGTCCGGGGGTTTTACGTCTCCCCGGAAGGACGCTTCCTGCTCCGCGAACGGGTCTTGCAGTGAAGAGGTATTAGGCCGTGCGCATTTCCACGCCGGCTTCCGGCCGGAGCGAACCGTGCCCGACCAGGTACTTGCCGACCATGAGCGTACCCTGGCGGCGGATGTCGTAGGCGCTCTCCGAGGTCACGTCCTGGAGCTGCACGGTGCCGACTGCCGACTTGTGCTGCACGAGGCCGTAGGTGTTGGAGAAGTCTGCACGACGACTGGCCGGGATGTCCGTGTTGGCCGTATCGTTCGCATTGACCAGGTTGTTGGTCTTGACGATTTCGATGCTGTTGATCGAGTTGACATTGCCCTGCTGGAGCGAGCCGTTGGTGTGCTCCATGTTGATGTCGCGGTTGATGGGCTTCTCGGACATAACCACCAGGGCGTACTGCACCGGGCGGAGGAATGCCGAGCGGCCATCCTGGGGAATGTCCTTCGTATCGAGCGTGATGCCCGCGTTGAAGATGCCCTGCCAGAGCTTGGTGCCATCCGTGGCGTAGTTGGCGTCGATTGCCACGGTCCCGCCCGAGATGTCGTCCAGGATGCTCGCACCACGGGCATTCAGGAGGCCGACCCGCGCAACGTTCTGGTCGTAGGTACGCGCCAGAGCCTGGCCGATTTCGTTCGAGTAGATCGAGCGGACATCGTAGTGATTCATCGCTTCATCGATGTTCGAGATGAAGGCCGGAGCCACGAGGAGGTCATCAATGGTGATGATGCGCTCGCCAGCACGGATGGTCTGGCCGAGGATTTCGGTGCCCGGGACGTGGTAGGCAGCCTGGGCGAGGCCGGTGGCCGGGAACTGGGCGGACTTGCCCGAGCCGATGACGCGCACGGTATGACGCGGACGGAAGGCCGAAACACGGTCGAATGCAGTGAGGACTTCGCCGGAGAAGACCTTGAGGAACAGAGCCTGTACGTCGCCTGCGGCATTGATTTGACCGAGACGTGAGGGAGTCGAGTTAGCCATGGGAGGCACCTTTCACGTGGAATGCCCCTGGGGGCGGACTATCCGGGTGTTAGCCGGAAGGGGGGTTAGTAGGTGGAGGCACCGATGCGGGCGATGACCCGGTTGCGGAAGGCCTCATCGGTGGCGTAGCGGGGGTCCGCTTGGTCCGCCTTCTGCTCAGCCAGCGAGGCGTAGCCCTGGGTGCTCTGCTGAGAAGTGTTGCGGGCGTTGCCCCGGGTGAGGTCCTGTGCGGGCGGGCCATTACCCTCCGCCTTCCACCGATCCACGAACTTCTGCTGAAGAGCGAGGGCCGCTTCCGGGTTGCCTGCTGCGTAGGCATCGTTGAGGGACTTTGCCTCTGCGGCGGACATCCCTTCGACCGACCAAGCCTGGAACTCGGCGTAGCCTTCCGCACCCCCCGTCTGTTCATGGAACTGGGTGGCAATGGAAGCCCCCTCAGCCTGAGCGCCTGCGAGGTACTGGCGGACCATATCCTCGGAGACCCCAAAGTCGGCAGCGGCCTTGGTGATGCTCTCGGGGCTCAGCTCGCCCTTCTCGGTGAACTCGGCGTTGTAC